TGGAGTGCTTGTTCAGTGGTCATGTAATTAGACGTTTGTGGCTAGAAGGTAGTAAGTGACGCCGCCGATGACGATTGTGACCTTGTGCGTCGAGGCGACGGCGACGGCTGTGGCGACGGTGTTTCCGATGGCAAGTGCTCCCGTGCTCGACAACGCCCCGGTCACGGCGAGGCCGGTGGAGGAGATTGATTGGATCAATGTCGGCGTGCTACCTACATAAAACTCGTGAACGCCCGCGCCTGACGTGCTACCAGAGGAACGATACCAAACATTGTTTGCAGTTCCGACGCCGATGCGTGCATCAAAGCTCAAGCCAGCGCCACCTTTGAACAGGTTTATTTTGTCGCCGTTAGAGTCGGTATTAAAAGCTCCGGGTGACGCATACCCGCCTGCTTCAACATCGAAGACTCGTCGCGCAGTTCCAGAACCGGAGTTGGTGCCTAATGTCAGGCTGGTTCCACTCGCGCTCAACGTCGTAAACGCGCCCGTGCTCGGCGTCGTGGCTCCGATGGCCGTGGAGTTTAGGCCGGTGGAGGTGATTTCAGACCGAGCCGCACCGCCCGTGTAGAACGTATGAGTTGTAACAGCCGTCCCGCTTCGCGCAATGGTGTAAGCCTGTGGCATCGTGCCGCCAAGCCCGCCGATTTGGAACCAGCCGTTTGTGGCGGTTACACCCAAATCCCAATCAATCGCTCCGATTTGTCCGATGCTGAGTTTAGAAGTGGTCGTGTTGTTTCCTGCGTAAAGGTTGATCGCCGCAGCGGTGCCGCCCGCAGTTTGAACCGTAACAAGTCCACTCGCGTTCAACGTCGTAAACGCGCCGGCCGCCGCCGTGCTGCCGCCGATGGCCGTCCCGTCAATCGTCCCGCCGTTGATGTCCGCGCTATCAGCCACGAGCGAGTCAATGTTGGCGGTCCCGTCGATGTTCAAGTTGCGCCACTCGTGGCCCGTCACGCCGAGGTCGTAGGTGTTGTCGGTCGATGGGTTGAGGTCAGACGCCACGCGAGCGTTGAAATTCACCGTGTCCGAGTTGTTGCTGCCGAGGGTCGTGTTGTCGTTTACGGTTAGCGCCGTTGCCGTCAGACTCGTAATGGTGCCAAGAGATGTCAGCGAGGACGCCGTAACGCCAGCCGCGAGGGTTGCGCCCGTCAGGGTTCCAGCCGCCGCGGTGACCGTAATATCAGCCGAACCGTTGAAGCTCACGCCGTTGATGTTGCGCGCGGTCTGCAAGATCGTCGCGGTTCCAGCATTGCCCGTAATCGTCGTCTGATCGCCGGTGTTGCTGCCGCTGACCGCCGCCGTGCCGGTGACTGAAAGCGCTGGCGTGCTTGTGCCCGTAAGGGTCACGCCGTTTAAAGAGGTGGCAGTCGCCGCGCCGAGAGTCGGCGTCACGAGGGTTGGACTGGATGCGAACACCAGCGCTCCGCTTCCCGTTTCGTCGCTGACCGCCGCCGCAAGATTGGCCGAGGACGGCGTCCCGAGGAACGTCGCAACGCCCGAGCCGAGACTCGTCAGCCCGGTGCCGCCGTTCGCGACTGCGACCGGCGAGGTGAGCGAAAAGACCGAGCCGGTGAGCGTCAGCCCGGTGCCGGCGGTGAACGTGCCTGCGCCCGAGAACTGCGACCACGGCAGAGCGGTTGTGCCGAGCGTGCCGCCGGCGTTGGCCGTGCAGACGAAACCGCAGTCGCCGTTTAAGGTGCCCTGCTCGATGAATGTGAAAGCCGAGGTTAGCGCGTCCCACGTGTTCGCGTCGGTCGTGCGTGTCCACGATCCCGAGGCGCAGAGATAAATGCCGTTGTTCTGCGAAAGGCTCTGATTTTTGACCAGCACGCGATTTCCCGCGACGATGCTCACGCCGTCGATTGTCTGCGCTCCGCTCAGCGTGATGTCCGCCGTGGTGGCTGCGACGCACGAGGCTTTTGCGTCGAGTCCTTGCGCGACGGTGTCCACGTAAAGCTTGTTTGCGATGTCGGTCGAACCGCTCGGAGCGTTCGCAACGGTTCCGGCCGTCGCGGTGAGATTCGCAATCGTCCCGAGTGAGGTCAGCGATGAAGCTGTGACGCCGGCTGCGAGCGTGTTGCCCGAGAGCGTTCCGGCCGGCGCAATGACCGCAGCCGTCGTGATTGAAGTCGTCAGGCCTTTCGCGTTGATCGTGACGATTGGAATCGCGGTTGAGCTGCCGGTTGAACCTGGAGTTGCAACGGTCGCAAGCGTGCCCGCCGCCGTGACGTTGCCCGTGCCGTCAAAGCTTGGTGAGGTATAGGCAAGATCGCCCGTGATAGAAATCGTGCGCCCGGTAGCCAACGCCGTAGCCGTGGCTGCGTTCCCGGTCGTGCTACCGGAAGATCCGCTGACGTTGCCGGTGAGATTCGCCGTGATCGTGCCGGCGGTGAAGTTGCCGCTGGCGTCGCGTGCGACGATTGCCGAGGCGGTGTTTGCCGAGGTCGCAGTCGTTGCCGAGTTGCTGACTTTGCCAGCCGTGCTGATCGTCGCTAGTTTCGTGTCTGCGATGGCCGCGCTCGCGTTGATGTCCGCGTCAACGATGACGCCCGCCGCGATGCTCGTGGCGTTGCCGACGCTCGTCACGTCGCCGGTCAGATTCGCGTTTGTGGTCACGTTGCCGGCGGTCAGTCCTGCCGCGGTGCCGGTGATGTTTGTGCCGACGAGAGCGGTCGGAGTCCCGAGCGCCGGCGCAATCATGGTCTTGTTGCTCAGCGTGTCCGTGGTCGCACGTCCAACGAGCGTGTCGGTCGCGTCTGGCAAAGTCACCACTCGGCCAGCCGTTGAAACGGCGTCAATCAGCGTCACCGCGCTTGCGGCGCTGGATGAGCTGCGGAAGCGGATGCCCTTGTTGAAATCGGTGCCGTCGCTGATCGTGAAAAGCCCGCTGCCCTTCGGCTGCAAATGCACGCCGATGTTCGCGCTCGCGCCCTCGGCCAGAATGTGGAGCGGGTTGCCGACGCCAGTCCCGTTCTTGATCTCAACGTAATCCGTCGCGCTCGCCACGCCGGTCAGTCGCACGATGTCGTTGCCGCCGCCAACGATTCCCACCGTGTCCGCTGCCGGGCGATACATGCCGGTGTTCGTGTCGCTGACGAAGAAGAGAGATGGCGCCGCTTCGGTTCCATCGGTGAGCTCGATCTGTCCCTCGTTGCCGATAATCGTGATTTCGGTTGAAGTCTGGTTGATCGTGATGTTAGCGCCGGCGACTAGATTCTTTGGAACGTAGTTCGGACCCACGCTTCCGAGAATTTGTCCGTCGCTCGGCGCTGGAATCAGGTCGGTAATCGACGCAACGCTCGGCCCGCCGCCGCCGTGTCCGCGTGCTGCGCTCAGCGTCCAGTTCGTCGCGTTCCGGCCCGGCCGCTCGCGGTTGTCGTTGATGTTCGACACGAACGAATCGCCGTTGAACGTCACGAGGTCCAACTTTTGATAGGTGTCGTTCGGCGTCCACTTGCCGCGAGGGTTCAGCCCGCGAGGTTCGGCGAATTCCTTCCGCAGTTGGTCGATTTCGCCGGCACGCGGAAAGCGCGAGAGTTCGTCGGTGACGATTTCCTTGACCGCGCTCGGCAAAGCCGACGCCGCCTCTGCGATTCGCGCCTCTGCCTTTTCGAGCAGCGTGGCGTTCTGCTCGCGCTCGGCCATAAGCACCGAGTAGCGCGCTGCCGTCGTGACTTCCAAAGCCTTGCCGAGTTCGTCAACCTTGGCGGTCAGCGCTGCGCTGGATTGCGCGTGCGCGTCCTGTGCGCGGGCAATGACGAGCTGCTCCAGCTCGCTGCGAATCGCCGGCTCGATCTCTTCAAGGTTGCGCTCGATCTCGGACGAGAGGTGGTCCCGCAACTGCGGCAAAGAATCGACGAGCTTCTTTAGCTCGGCGCGCTGGATGATGGCCAACTCAACAAGGTTATCGATTTCGGATTGCGTATGGATCATGGATTTATTTCCCAGCCTTCGGGTGCTTTTCTGGCAAGAGGTCGTTATCGGTCGTGTATTTCGGGTTCTCCGGCCGCCCGTTTTTCAGGAGGTAGAGGAACGCGTTCACGCGGGCGAAAGCCCACTGCGACGCGGACGTGACACGCGGCGAACTCGACGTGTTGAACGCACCGAGACCGCGTTGGAAAACAGCCTTGAGTGCGCCAAGTGTGGCTCGGCCGTTGCGGGTGTTGCTGTCCTTGCGGTTAAAGTCAGCGGCTTTCCTTTCGAGTGTCGCCTCTTGTTCTGCCGTGACTTCTGCGCCGCTCTTGCCGGAAGCGTCGCCCTTCGCGGTGCCCTCGCCCTTCGGATTTTCCCGAGGCGTGTCCGACTTCGGATCCTTGTCCGATGCGACGATTGCGCCGCGCTCGCCGACTTTCGCGAACATGCCCTCGTGCTGCCTCATGCAGACCGCGGTGCGCTGCTCAGCGTCGGGAAATTCTGCGTTGCTGACCGGATCAGCCATGCAGCGCGTCATGAAATCGTCGTGCGTTTCCCCGGCGGTCGGCGTCGGTAGCTCGTATTGTTTTTTGCTCAGCTCGATGATGCTGCGATTTTCGAGCACGCTTTGCTTCGTCTGCTCGATGGTCGTCATCTGCTTCGCCCGGTATTTCTGCACCGCGTCCAGCCAGTCCTCTGCTGCGAGTGGCGTGTTGCGCGCAAACTGATGCTGCACTTCTGCGGCCGCGACGGAGAGGTCTTTTTTCTCCGCCTGCTTGTTCAGCCGCTCCACGATAGCCGTGCTCCAGGAATAGCCCTCATCTCCGCCCCAGCCGTGCCACGCCTGCCAGCCCTTGCCCTGCTCATCCCACGTTTCGCCCTGCTTGTCGGCTTCGTGCCGGTCGAAAAATGCTTTCATCCGGCGCACGGTGTCCTCGCTCATCGGCCGCTTGTTGATGAGGTCGCGCGCCCGAGCAATGCCCACGCTCGTCATGCCGCGCTGTGAGATTGGCTTTTTCTCGCGCACGTCGAGAGCGCGCCGTGCGTTGTCCGCCATCGCGTCGGTCGGAATGTAGGAGCCGTCGGCGAAGTTGATCGTCACGAGATTCGCGTCGTTCTGCACTTGCTCAACCGGCTCGATTTCGGCCGGTGCCGCCGCGACGCTCGCCGCCTGCGCCTCGGCTGCGCTTGCTCCCACCGCGTCGCCCGCTGCGGCTGCGGCCGCTGGCGTGCTGGGCAGCGAGGTCGTCGTGAGGCGAATCGCCGTCTCCGGAACGCCGTATTTAACCGCCAGTTCCTTCACGAATCCGGCCTCGATTGCGATCTGTTCGAGCCGCGAGAAAGCGTCGGTGCCTTCCTCGGCCGCGATCTCTTGCAGCGACTTCGCGCCCTGCCGGTTCTCGTTCATGTTCGCCGCTGACTCGCGGCCGACGTCGATGCTGAGCTTGGCTGGGAAACGCCACTCGCCCTTGGTCGCCCGGCGCAGCGCTTGAACCATTGTCTCGCCTGCGAGCAGCGGAGGCGGCGGAATCTCGCCGCGCGCGATGGCGTCGAGAATCACGGCGTCCTTGATCGGGTCCAAAACCTTGTCGGTCAGCACGCCTTGCTTGTTCGTGAACACTCGATCAGCCGCCGCGAATTCTGCGCGCACGCTTGGTCCCTTGTAGTCCTGGGTGCCGAACAGCACGCCCTCGGGAACGCCGACGCCCAGCGCGATTTCGTGCATAAGGTGCTGCACGAATCCGGTGAACGCCTGCGACGGACGCGACGGCATGACCTCGACGCGGTCCGAGTTCTGGAAATAGCGAATCATGCCGACCTCGGTCAGTTCGTTCTTTTGCGTCTGGCCGCTCGGCAAGTTCGCCGCAGGGTTTGGCTGGAAAAGGTTGCGCGGGTTGGCGGTGCCTCGGTCGTTGAAGATCA